TGCGTTTAAATCTTTAATCCATCTTTTTATTTTCTTGGGAGAACAAGTACAAGGCTTATAGTATCTATGCTTGTAGTAGGTTGCGTGTAACTCGCATACCAATCGAAACTCATCGGTAGATAAGTGTTTGCTTGTTGCCATTCGAAACTCTGTCCATTTTCCATAATCAATTTTATTAAATTTTACCATCTGTCAATTTTTATTTCGTTTAATTTATTTCTTCTGTTTTCACATTCACATTTGCTACCTCTGATTTTATGGTAGGTATCTACCACGTATTTTATCCCAGTATATTTTGTGATGTAATATATTAAATCTCCTAATCTCATATGTATTTACTTATTATTAGTGCGGTTACTGTTATTATAGTTAGTTTAATTATAAACTTTGTTATGTCACAATTCAAAATCATTAATATGGTTGCGAGTATTGTATAAAAAAAAGTTTTCATAACATCATTTTCTTATGTCTATGTAATAGTATTGACTTATTGCCCCGTTATCTCTTTTGTTGTTTTTTGCTAAATTCCAATCGCTTACATCTTTATATTCTACATACTTAAATGAAGCAGTATTGTTTTCAACTATAACAAACCAATACATATCAATAACGCCTTTGCCTTTATGGTGTGCATCTTTGTTTATCATTAGTCTATTTTTAGAATACTTCTTGTCTGAATACAGAGTTTTAACATCAATCTTTTTATTACCACATTTTATATCCCAACTTTTCTCTGGGTGTGTTGAAAGCATTTGTGCCATTTCAAATGATTTGCCTTTTTTAGTTAGATGATCAATAGCAATTATTTCTCCTAAATTACCCTTGATATCCATTTCAAGATTTTTTTTAATACCAGCGTCCATTGATGGATTTGCTAATGTAAGTTTCTTATTTACTGCTTGTCTACCCAACGCTAATTCTTTAGCAAGTATTTTAAAGATAGGATTAAATTTAATCATAATAGTTTTTTTAATTGTTCTTTCATTTTTCTGTATGTGTTGTAAAGTGAATAGTAATTAATACCACTATTGCGTGATAAGTCTGCAACACTTTCGCCACCGTTTATTATTTCAAACACCTTTCGGTTATACCAATAGGCTTTGTTTAGTTCTTCTTCAATCTTCTCATAAGCACCAACATAGTCAATATCTTCGATTGGTCTATCAATATCCACATCTTCAATGTAAACCTTTACAACCCTTTTTTCCTTGCGTTTTAAATCTAAAAACAAAGTGTGTAGCGTTCTATAAACATAATAGTAGTTGATTTCATTATCATCGTACATAATGTTTAAATCTTTATTTAGTCGGTTGTGTATCTTTAAATACATTTCTTGAACCAAATCTTCTGCTACTACTGTTTGACAACCAAAGGATTTTACTATTCTAATCCAATCCTCTTGTTTTTGTGCCAACAATATCATTTGTTTCTCAATCATAATTCTATGCTAATGGGTTGTATATTGCTTCAACTACTGTCGGTAGTCCTACATCGTTTACTTTAAATGAAAATGTATCGAATGAATAACCTCTACTTCTCCCACACTTGACTGTGACCCATTCTTTGTTTACTGTGTTTGCTTCCAACGCTATAACTGTTTCTGCTTTCTTCTCAAGGAAACTACCGAGATGACCAGTTCCGAATTTAGTGCTTCCAAAGTTTTGGTGGATAACATTTATAATATGCACCTTATACTTTGCACTCCAAAGCATCAATTTCTGTACCAATTTATTTGTTTCTATAATCGAATTTGCATCAGCACATAAATCAGCAATACCATCTATTATTATAAGGCTTGGCTTGTCAATTTTTGTTTCCAATAAATGTTCTATCATATCAATCCTTGTTTGGTGGTCTAACGGCCTAAAAGCGTAGTGGTGGTAGTTATCCTTTGGAATACTACTATCCATCTGTAACGGGCGTTTAAACACCTTGGAACAGTGCCAAGTTCCTTGTTCGGTATCTATATGTAATAAATGTCCATCTCCCCTATGCCCTTTCAATTTACCACCATATATATTTTGGTCTGATAAATAAACGCTTGCTAATAATGATACAAAAAAGGTTTTCATTGTTTTTGGCGGTGCAGTAATTACCGAGAGATTACCGTAAGTACCAAGTGCTATTGGAATTAAACTATCTCCCTCCTCTGCTTTTATTAGTTTCTCTCCAAACGATAATGTTACGGGTGGATACTTAACTTCTTTTTCTATATCAACGGAACACTCTTGTTCAAGGTATTCCATTAACATTAATTTTTCAGTTTGTTTTTCAGTTAGTTTTAGTTCTTGTTGTTTTTGCATATTTTTTTCTTTAAAGTTAATAATAAAAGGGGTGCTAAACAAATAACACCCCAATAAAATTTAAAACGGCAAATCCCCGCTTTGTTCGTCAACTGGTACTGCGGTTTTCTGTTCCCCGCCCTCACGTTCTGCAAGTGTAATTTTGTTATCAGTCCACACAACTTTTGCGTTTCCTAAATAATTACGTTGCACTTTTGCTTCACGTTCTTCTTTGGTCTGGCTATCGTAAATACTTACGTTGTTTCCAAACCTTGTTTCATCTCCTACCGAGATCGTGATGTTAGCGTAAACCGCCCCATCTTTTCCTTGAATAAATTTCTCCTTTGGAAGTTTGTCTACTCTAATACTTCCTACAATTAATGAACTCATAATATAATATAATTTAAATTTTGGTGTTGTCATAAGCAGCAACACCTCTGCTTTCTTTGTTTATGTTTTCTAACATTCCTCCTCGTAAAACTCTGCGTGTTCTAAACAAGCACCACAAAGACTATCGTTTATATAACTCGGTTCTGCACCGCAACAATTACTCCACATTATTTTGATTTTTTAAAGTCATCGCTTTCATCTTCAGAAAATACGCCAAGTTGATAGAAACCAGTTAGTTTTAATACCGCCCTACTTAAAGCACGTTTCTCAGCAAGTTCCATTACATACCAACTGTTAGTGTTTCCGTCTTTATAAGTAACACCCTTTAATGCACTACCATACGTTTGGATAATATTTTGGTCTTTCTTATTCAACGCTGCGGTTGCTTTTACAACTGCAAAGTTGGTTTCACATTTTATCACATCAAACTTTATTAAAATCTGTTCTTTGGCTTGTATCTTCTCAATACCTTGCCTTGTGATAATCACATAGTGATTGTGTTTAAATACATCTTGTGGCGTCAACTCATACTTCTTATACAAGTCTTTTAGTTTTTCTCGTTCCATTAGTTTTGGTTTTTAATTATTAATTTTAATTTTTCGATGTTGTTTTGTAAGGCATCGATCCTTGCTTCGTACATATCAACTAAATGTTCTGTTGATTGTTTTGATAAATTTAATTGTACCATTGTTTTTAGTTTTATACATTATAACAAATGTAATAGTTAATAATCTTCTTTGCAATTTAGGTTGTTAACAAAGTTATCAACGCAATCGACAATGTCGGAAATAGTGTTGTTCACTTGGTCGTCCTTTAGGTCTGTATGGTAGAGGTAGTTGAACCTTGCAATTACCTCATCGTATATATCATCTTTATTCATTTTATTTGGTTTTAAAAAGTTGGCTAATTTTACTCGTCTGGTCTACTCTTTCTTTTAATAGATCGTACTTGATTTCTTCCTTTAGAATTTTTAATTGGTTAAGTATATAAGTATTGCTACCCGTTTCATAGAAACCTATTAAATCGTTTAATCTTTCTTCGTGTTTCATTTTATTAATTTTATGTAAATTTCGTTATTTTTATTTTTAAACCAATCTATTGCTTTCTTATATGAACTTAAATTAGTCATTTCGTTATCTTCACACCCAAGTATAAAATCGTACATTGACATTTCTAAATTATCTAATTCAACGCTTTCATTTCTTAAATGTATTACATTTCCTTTTTCGTAAAGCACTCCACCACCTTGAGTAAACCACTTTGGTAATTTTTCTTCGTGCTTCATCTTATTTGTTTTTTAATGCTTCTAATGTTTCCTTTTGAATTTTCATTTGTTCACGCTGAATTCGTTGCTTGTTATATTTACTGTCGAAATTTTCATTACTTGACAATAATATAATTAAAAAATCTAAAGTGGGTAGTAAACCACCAAAACCAAGCGTTAATAAATACAATATACCTAATCCAGTTTGTCCAAGATAAAATCTGTGAATTCCAAACACTCCTAAAAAGAATGTTAATAATAATGTTGTTGTTCTATTTTTCATTTTTAAATTGCCTATTTCTAGGACTTTATTAATTAGTTAAAAAAGGGGCAATTAAGCCCCGTTGTTTATTATAAACGGTGTGTAAATAATTTAGTTCCGTTTGCATCGATAAATTCGTTTGTCGCTTTTATTAAAGCTTCTGTTACGTGAGATAAACCAATTTCACCATTCGATTGAACGAACATTGTCATTGAAATCACCATTTTAGTTGATGATATTTTTTTGTCTAAATCATTAGCTATGTTTGCAATTAAAGTATCGTAATCCATACGAGTAATTTTAGCATTCAATTCGCTTAATACGTAAGCGACATCTTGTTTGGTCCAAATGTCTTGACCGTTTTTGTGTTTTTTGTTAATTTTTAAAGTTTCCATTTTTTTTAGTTTTTAAGGTTATTATTTTAATTATAGTGTAAATATACAGCGAAT